GACTGGACGTCTTGTAACTAAATGGTTATTAAGAGGTCAGAAAGCTGCTAGGATTGGACGTCTTGGTTCTGTTGCTGCTATGGGTACAGGTGGAGGCTTTTTACCCGGGTTAGCTGGCCTTGCCTTATTTGAAGGTGGAATGTGGGGAATAGGGCAACTATTAGATGCTATTGGTGAGGATTAGCGTGTGGCTGTTCCTCAACAATTTAAACCTAGCTTAACTCCTCAGCAGGTAACTAATTATAGACGGCTGTATGATCAGCAGCCAGATAAATTCGATGATCAAACTCTAGAAGCGTTAGAACAACACGCTGAATATTATAAACTTCCTTTTGCAGAAAATCAAGAATCATTTCTAGGTAAAACTGGAGAGGTTATGAAACAGGCGGGTGCTGGATTTTTTAGCGGATTTACTACTTTTAACGTCGGTGATCCTCCTAAGGATGATGCAGAGGCTATTGGTCGTAATATAGGACACTTAGCTGGGTTTGTTGGATATATTCCTTCAATGCCATTTAAGTTAATGGGTGCTTATAAATTAGCCCAAGCAGCAAAGGCAGCTAGAGGGACTTCTGTCCCGATGAGGATTGCTAATTTTGCTACTAAAAAGGCTGGTAAATTAACTAATAATATATATGGTAAGGCTATTGGTGCAAGGGCTGATGCTGCTAAGACTGCAGTTGGCTTTTTACAGAATAATGTTGTAAAAGATATGGCATCTGGAGGATTTCATCTTGGTGTTGCTAGTGCTGTTAGCTCTTGGCAGGGTGGTGTTGATGAGATGTTAGATTCTTTTATACACGGTGCTGAGACTGGTGCAGTGTTCAGAGGTATAGGAAATCTGATACAAACTGGATCACCTGCTGCTGATAAGTCTTTAAGAACATTATCTGCTTCATTATACACTGGGTTACCTTCTACTGCTAGGGGAGAAACAACTCCAATGCAAATATATCAATATCTATTAGGTGGATATTTTGGGTATAATGAAATGCCTGTTCATAGGCGTATGGGTCAACAACACTTATCAAAGATGATGAAACAAGGAGTAAGAGACCCAGAACTTGTAGTTGGATGGGATAAAATAGATAAGCCGGGCCAAGATTGGGTTATAAAGAAGGTAAAAGAATTACATGAGCCCGTGAACGCCTTAGCTGCTGAGATAATGTCAGCAGTACCGGGTATTAACGCAGAGGAGGCTCAGAAAAGAGCTAGTGAATTTATAAAGTCTCAGGAAGAGAAGGAATCTATACAGTTTAGTACCGAAGGTGAACCAGTAAGAAATTATACTGAAGAAGAGTTTAGAGAAATGGATTTGAGTGGGGAAGATGTTGATGCTCAAATAAAACCAGCTCAACTTTCTATAAATGCCAAAACTTTTGTTGATAGGAATATGGAGGGTTATCTTGAAGGAAGACCTATAGGAGAAAAGTTACTTATAGCAAAGGATTTAAACGATGAATGGACTAGGCTTTTAAAGACTGAAAAGTCTGAGAAAACAGGAATAAATCCCGGTGAAGCTATGTCCAAATATATTCTGGAGAAACATCCTAAATTTTCTCAGTTAGAAGAAGATTATTCATATTGGCGTGGCCTTGGTTATATGAGGACAAGACAAAGACCTGTTAATATGATTACTATTACTAATGGTAAGGCTAGGATAATGACTCTAGATAAGAACGGTCTTGCTCAAAATGATGCTGGAAATAAAAAACAGTTAAGTCAAGAGCCTAAATCTATAGAGAAAGTTTGGCTTGAAGATTGGAATCGTAAGGTAGGTGGGGAAGAGACTGAAGCATATGGTGTATATGCAATATTAGATCATATGGTCAGGAGTACTCCTACTGGTATGAGAGAATTCGATCTTGGAAAGTATGAAGATTATTTAGCTAAGCGTAATGCAACAAAGAATCATAGAGAATACGCTAATGATGAGGATATAAATGCTGCTAAAAATGAATATGACAAAGAAATTGGCAGATTAATGAAATTTATGAATTATAGAAAGAAGTTAATAACTTATAAAGATGGTACACCAGTCCTTGATCGTCATGGTAAAAAGCAATATTATAAGCATGATATGTATTATTATGGTGGTAGGGGTGATGCTGAAAGAATGTATTTTATGAAATATCACCCAGATGTATCAAGAAATAAAAAGGTTATAAAAAAAGACTTGGCATTTATAAAAGCCACTTTGAAAAAGGCTGGGGTAAAGGAAAAAGATTTAAAAGCAATAGATAAGAGTAGAGAAGCCTTCATAAAAAGATATGGAAAGGGTATTGGCGGTGAAGATACTTTAGCTGGTGAGATATTTGATAGATCATACATATCAAATGTAATATACGATATAAGACTGAATGGATATAAAAGTCTTAGCGATTTTAGTAAGGTACTAAAGAAGGGGTATGTAAATAATGCGAAAGGTTTTAACAAACGTGCTCAAATCTGGCTCACATCTGGTTACTCTGCTGATCCTGAAGCTGTTGCTCTCCATGTTGAGAAAGCTAGACGAGGTAAGAAGGCGATAGAAAATGATAGTTTAAATATACAATTAATCGAAGATTTGGGAGATGAGATAAATCATGTAGTAGGTACAGCTAGCAGTAAACACTATGAAGTTTCTGATGGTGGCATAATAGGGCGTTCTGACGCCATAGATGGCTTAAATTACGGGGCAGGGCTTCCTTTGGAAGGTGGGGTCAATAAATCCTTTATAGTGTCTCCTAGTGCCCAATATGGAGCTCTATTGGGTAAGTACATGATACATTCAGCTTCTCCAAAGCTTGAAAAGTATATGCATGATAACAATATTCATTTAATAATCCCCAGATCAGCAGCGAAGCAGATAGGGGAAAGAAAAGTAGGTAATATTTCATGGGTTCGTAAGAAGCCTAAGGTTGATGCTGAGATATATGAATTACCAATTAGAGATATAAAAATAGTAATGTCTGANAAGACAGATAAGCATAGTATTGAATCTCAGCATATGCCAAAACAGATGTTTATGAATTTTACTCCATATTCTTTCTTCGACCCTAGTCGTGCTCCTTTTAAGAATGCAAATCAATATAATGAAGCTATGGGTAAGATTATGGATGATATGTATCAAACTCTTAGCGGGAGTCGTGCTGCAGGTGAAGAAGAGTATAATACTATAGTAAAAAAATTAGCTGAGAATCCAACTGCTTATGAGGATGATATCCCAAAAATTCTAAATAATTTAGATAAGGTTGGTGTACATGAACTACTCGGTGCTATAAAGAAGCCGGGTAATGAGTTATTTGCTAATCAAGTTTATGCTAAGATACAGAAATATAATCGAGATATCATTGAAGATATGCGTGCTGATGGTGAATATACTGATACAGAATTGAAGAGCATGAAAGATGAAATGGCTAATTATGTCATTGTTCATGATAGGATACAGAAGCTTATCCCAAGAAGTATAGCTGGATTTTTGCATAAATACAGTCGTGATTATAGGATGTCAGTAATAAGAAACTATATTGTTAATGGTATAACGAGACCCAAAATAGGCAATAGTGGTTCTACTAGGATGAGACCTTATGAGATAGGTATGTCTAAGGAAGGGATTACTGCTGATTTGGAAAAGAGAGATGATATATTTTTCTTAGATGAGGGATTTAGAGAATTAGATGTTGATGTTACTGGTATAGGTAAGAAACGTAAACGTAAACTTGGAAAATTATGGGATGATTACCAAGTATCTTTAAAGAAATGGGATGAAAAGGCTAAGAAGTATGTGAAGATAAAGGGTGCTAAGAGAGATAAGCAANTAGAAGAANTGTTTAGNGCTGTTCTTGTTCGTGTACCTATGGATTCTATGAGTGGTGCTCACGCTCTTCATTTTAAAGGATTTACAGGAATTCGTGGATATGGATCATTACTTCATGGGAGAACTATGAAGGCTCTTGGAGGTGCTGATCTAGATGGGGATAAAGCTTTTGTGTTCTTTGGTGGTAGAGCTACTGATGGTACTGGAGAAGGTTTTAAGAAAGATTGGAAAGATGCGTATGACTGGTCTAAGAATGAGTATGTAGTAGAATCTGCAGATGGTAAGCCTATAGAGGCAGATAATAAGCGAGCTATAAACCCATTTACGGGTAAGACTTATCATTCAGAATTAACAGTTCAGCCTGATAAGGCAACTGGAGAAGATATTGTTTATGATCTTGGGAAGAATAAAGCATTGCAATATGATCCTGTGTCCAGACAGACTGCATCTAATGCAGCTTCTGAGGGTAGGGGACAATTAAAAGTTGCTGTTGTTCAGTCTGGGACTATAAGATCAGCTTATGCTGCAATAAGAGCTGCTGAAGATTCTACTGTTTTCGTGAAGATAAAAGTGAAAGACTTTACAGAAGATTTAACATTGAGGGTAAGAGCTAAAAAGGGTGATACTAGTTTGAGGGCATTCAGAGGATTAACTAGGGCTGCTGTTGGATTAGCATCAGACCCTATGGATGAAGCTGGATTAAAATTTGGTAAGCGTGGTGAAGAGCTGTTAGAAAAGCAGACTGATGCTCTATTTGAATATAAAATTATAGATAATAGGCATATGGTAGGTAATAAACAGAATCCTAATTTTGGTAAGCCAGTTCATAAATATGACAGACTAATTAAACCTCATCATAAAAGAAGTGCTGTAATAAATTTAATGAAAGATATTAATCAAGGATTATATAGTAGGAATTTTGCTGAGAATAGAAGATTTCATATGTGGGAAATCCATGAGAGACTAGAAGGGATAAATGATCCTGAAAAAGGATTAGCTCCAGAACAAAGAAATACATTTCTCCCTAAGTTAGCAACTGATATACAGGGTCTTGATTGGAGTGATGGTGTTCTTCAAAGATTAAAAGAAACAAACTTAGATAGATTATATGAAGAACATCAGGGTAGTTTAAAAGCTTATGATTGGTTGAGAGATGCTCTTGGTCGTGAAACTATGGCTGTTCCTATGAGTGCATATTATAAATTAGCTATGAAGTATAAGCTTTATACAAAAGAAGGTATGGAATCTCAATTAGATAAGCAGCATCCAAGATACAAAAGGGATATTTTAGGTGGGGATAAATTTAAATATTATAATAAAAATAAATTTGATAAGTTTGATCCAGATAATATAGAGCAGCGTACTAGACATTTAACTGATATTGTTAAAAAGGCAGAAGACTTTATTATTAATGACTTATCTGATATGGCTAGTATAAAATATATAGTAAAGAAAGCAAAGAATATTTCTAATTCTAGGATAAAAGAGATTGCTGAACAAGCAGATTTCTTGAAAAAGAATAGTTATATACTTGCCAATAAAGCTAAGAAGATAGATAAAGAGAATTCATCGCTTGACCAGTATGAGGTATCATTTTTAGAGGCTGCTCATGATAAGATATATGGTGATAAGCAGTCTGCAGCTTTGAATCAGATGCAAATCGATAAGAGAATAGAGCAGTACAAAGAACTTATTACACCTGAAGAAGCTGATTTATTTGATGCTTTTATGCTTGGTACCTTATGGCGTGGAAGAAAGTTTGATAAGAAAGCTTTTTTTAAAGAGCATGGCCCTCCTAGAACTGAGAGAGTTGCTAAAGATATAGAGAATATGATAGGTGATTCAAAGAAGACTTCTCTTTCTAGGATAGGATTTGCATCTTCGGCAATATCTGATGCCTCTGTTCGTAATATGTTAAAGGAATACTCTAAGTTATTTGATTATACTATTGATATTCCAGACGTTAAAACTGCTGAAATTCTTGTAAAGAGTGCAGAGGAATTAGACAGACCTAAACCATTTTTTGATTCTGATGGCAATAGAATTGAAGGAATGGTAGTAGAAAATCCAGAGAAGGACGCTGAAACGCAGTTATACTTCGATGAGTATGCTCCATTTATAGGACTACATAAGGGNGAGTTATCAAAAGAGGCTAGTGAGTTAGCTTATAGAATAAAAGATCATCTAGAGCATTATAATAATATAGTTGGAAAAGATTTAAATGGTGTTATGAGATGGCTTATCAAAAAAGATATAAATCAGGCGTCATTAGAAGATTTTAAGACTTTAGATAGATGGTTTTCTCAAACTAGAGATGGTAGTTGGTGGCAGAAGATGATGAGACCAGTGAAAGATAAGTCTGCAAAAATAAGCCCTTGGCATCATCTTATGTTTCCGAAGGCTATTGGACAAGATTTGATGAGGTTTGATTTAAAGTTAGTCGAAGCTCGTGCTCCATATAAAGATAAGTATGGTTGGGTTCATGGCAGAGTAGTCCAGCCTGATAATATGATGACAAAGATGCAAGGTGCTGTGCACACTATGCAGCAGCAGTCTACCCAGATGTATGAACAAGAAAAAGATTTATTTGATGCTGATATGCGACCATATCTTGAGGGTATTCCTGATGGAGCTGAATTATTTAGAGTTGCTGTAAGACTTAGAGAGTTTAAATATGCGACTTCTCCAGAATTTAGAAAAAGATATAAAGCTGATACAGCTACCTTTAATGCTTTTTCAAAGGAGTATATTAATAAATGGAACGAAATTCAAAAAGAATATGNTTGGGAAGCTTTAAAAGATAANATATATGATGTACCAGTTGAAGGTGGNAGAGTAATCAAGTTAACTGGTAATCAAATAGTGACAAATATTAATAATATAATTACTANATGGAATAAAAGAGTTCATGGATGGATGACTGGAGAAAGGGATATGTTTGGTCAGAATGAATGGCAAAGATCATATAGCTCATTAAGAGGTAAGTATAAAAATTATGCTGGTGATTATCANATTGTTGAAAAGTTTTTGAAGAAATTCAACGAAGCTGTAGTAAAGGGTGAGAGAGTTGACTTATCTGAAGGCATTGATGGGCTTAGAGAGATTGCAAAAAGTCAAATGATTGCTGAAACCCCTAAGAGACACTCGGCTATAAAAGAAAATATAAACTTAAAATTAGAAATAGAAGAAACTGGTGATCTGGGCCCTGAAGGATATTGGCCTCATGTTGCTGGTGATAGGAAACTTGCTGCAAATGGTATAAAAGATTTGATAAAAACTCTTGAAGCTGATCCATTCATGGATAAGAGAACAAAATTAAAAGAGCTAACAAAGGCTATATATCATTATAAACAGGTAACTGGTGATTGGATGCCAAATAGTGAAATCAATGAGCCATATGAACAAGCTTTTAATGTACTGAGAGAGATAAATACTAAGCAGCAAAAGAAAGGTGAGGGTGTATCTTGGTTTACCAGTATAAGAAAAGTAGGTTCTCAACATTCTCGTAATGCACATATACCCGGATGGAGTATAGAGCCTGAGGTATATTCTAATTATATGAAGGGTGTTATTGATAATATGCATAAGCATGCTGCACAAATCAAGGTGAGATCAGATATATATAGATTTGCAGGAGAACATCATAAGAAGACTGGTGATTGGGCACATACATTTGATTGGGTTGATTTCTTTAATCTATATGCTCAAGATGCCCTTGGTTATCCACAAAAAATACCTGATCGTGTCCTTAATAATGATAGTATGAAAATAAAAGGTACTCCATATGCTTGGTGGAATGATAGTAATGTTAAACGAAGAGTAAATGATATTCGTAAGAAGCTTGGCATTGGAGCTGAAAAAGAAGCTGGCCTTCCTGAAGAATTAAAGGGTATTGATTTTGGTGTATTGGCAAAATGGGGTAATTTAGAAGCTAAATATCAACTTGCATCATTACTCGCTCATCCAAAGAGTGCTGTAGCCAATCTTTATGGTGGTACTGTGCACACGTTAGCCTCTACTGGTATGGAAAATTACCTAAATGGTCGTAATGTTAGATATCTACAATCAAATGTTAATCCAGAGTGGAAGAACTTAACTGATGTTCAGGACTGGGTGTATAAATTAGGTGTAGTAGAAGACTTTCTTATTTATGAGGCTGGGTTAAATCCAAAATTTAAAGGTAAGAAATGGCAAGAGTTTTTTGCTGAAGCCTCTGGTAAGATTAGAAAAGACCCTAAATTAGAAGACGTAGAACTAAGGTCTATTGCTAAGAAACATGGTATCGCAGATACAATCTTTAATAAAGCTGCATGGTTCATGCGAAGACCAGAGAGAACTCTCCGTAGAGATGCCTTTATGGCCCATTATCTGCAAGCTAGGAATAACTTTGAGGGTGCTATAACAAGATTTGATGACCCTGTCCTTATTAAATTAGCTAAGGAAGGTGTCAAGTCTACCCAGTTCTTATATTCAGCTCCATTTAGACCAGCTTTTGCTAGGTCTACCATGGGTAAGGTTATGACAAGATTCCAGCTCTGGTCATGGAATTCTGTAAGATTTAGAAATCAAGTTATAAGTGAAGCAGCCTTAAGAGGCTGGAAAGAGGGTACAGAAGAGTTTGAAAGATTCAAGAGGTTGGCTACTCTAGATATGATGATGCTGGGCTTATCCTCTGTATTTATGTATTCACTATTCGAAAATGCTCTACCTGCTCCTTGGAACTGGCTCCAAGATTTAGCTGACTGGGCTTTTGGAAATGAGAAAGAGAAAAGTAGGGCGTTTTTTGGAACTTATCCTACTGCGTTGGCTCCTTTACAAGTGATTACCCCTCCTATTGCAAGGCTGCTTCCACCTTTATTTAAAGGTATGGTAACAGGGGATTATGATAGATTAGCTGGATATTATGTTGCTAGTATGTTTCCTTTTGGAAGAATGGGATGGGATGTATTTGGAGAAGGTGGACTAATAGACAATCCAATGAGGTCAGTAGAAAAGATAACTGGCTTACCCTATATGCAATTTGCTAGAGAATATCAAAAAGAAAAAGAAATAATAAAGCCTAAAGGATTTTTAAGCTTAGTTGGGAATGCACCATCATGAAAAATGAATTAGATTATATATTAAGAAAGAATCAGATACCTATTCGTGAACTGAATGAAGAGAATGATGATAATTACAGAAGAACTAAAGAAGTATTGGCTAAGGCAGCTACCGTAGGTGGTGCTGGGTGGGGAATTAGTGCCTTAGGATATCAAGGGTTAAAATATAGTGGTGCTGGAACTGCTATAGGTAAAAGAGCTGGTAAAATGAGTACAGTAGTAGAAACTTTTTATGATAAGGGTAGGACAAAAAGAGATAAGCAAAAATTAATGGCTCAGCATATGATGAACAATGAGAAGGATGAGATACAAAAAATAGTTAAACGCCATGCTCCTATGCTAAAAAATGAATATCCAAAGATGCAAAGACAGATTATCCAAGATGAAATGAATAAGTATGGTGAGAAAACTTTTGCTGAACATAGGGCTAGATTAGATGTTGAGAAGCATGAAAGAACAGCAAATATAAGAGGTCGTGATTCTGGCGGTTATAAATATACAACTCTAAAAAGAGCTCATAGACATGAAAAACTTGCACAAGAAATGATAGATTGGACAGAAACTGGTAAAGTTAATGTAGATAGGTTAAGAGCTAATGGATTAAGTGAGCCTATATTAACAGATATGAAAACTGCATTTGGTACTGGTGAAGGACTTTCTGATCATTCAAGAGTTTTAACACAACATGGAAGAACATTGCATCCTGATTCTAAAATATCAATTTCAAAAATTCTTGACGTAGGCGGTGATAAGAAAGCTATTGTTAAGTCAGTAAAAAGAGATGCTCAATATCAAATGGGTGAATATGTCATGAAGTATGCAGATTTAGATGATCCTAAAAGTATTGAGAAATATGCTAGGGAAAGAATTTATAGTATGCAAAAAAGAAGTATAAAGGGATTTAGAGTTGCTTCAGCTAATGTTCTTCATGAACATATAGATGATTTAGATTTAGAAGTTAGAAAATTTATGCAATCTTTTAAATATAATAAAAATACTGGGATAGCAAATATTGTTTTATCCCCACAATATAAACCACATTATCTTGTTGGCGGAGTTAATGCCAGTGTTAATTTGAGAAAATCAAAGGGTCGTGTTTTTAGACAACATATAAAAGGCGGTATACCAAGTAAGAATATAAAAACTGATATTTTAATATCAGATAAGTATGATGTGCTTACTAATAATGATCCCTTTCAAAGAAAGGTTCACTTTAATGTTGTTACCTCACGAGATGTAGCAAGAATTAGTACTAGAGAACAATTAAAAACTGCTATAAAAGCTGGTAAATGGGAAAAAGCTATGGAGAAAGCTCTTAGGCTTGGCACAAAAGGTTTGATAAAGTTAACAAGAATTGGAAGATATATGAGATAAAGATAGGGGAGACCGAAAACAGTAAACGATCTCCCCTCTTGTGGAAGGGATAGACTACTGGACTAGGGAAATAAAGGAAAACCTAGTCGTTTAGCGTAGTTCTATCTTTGCAAGAAATTCTTAAAATATTGACACCCTTCTTTTGTATCTACAACACATGGTTTATTTTCTAACTTGTCATCAATGTGTAAAAATACTGGGGCACAATTATTTCTTTTAAGATAAGCTCTGTCTATGTGGATCATGCAGCCAAGACAGTTACCTAAGTACCAATTGGCACACTTAAGCTGAGCTTTCCTCTTCTTCTCTGTTTTCATCTTTTTCTTTATGATTATGTTCGTCTGCTGTCGTCGGTTCGAATTCCCTGCGTTCTTTCTCCTCCATCAGCCTTAACATATACGCTGATAAATATACGGACAAATCAAGTGCTTCTTCAACAGCTTCATAGAAATTATCTCTTGTTATATCATCTCTAGGCATTATTGGTACATTTTGATGATATTGCTCTGCACCTATATCTAATCTTTTTTTGATTAAATCAATAATTAAGTCATTGTTTTGCTCAAGGTCTTTTTTATCACCTGATTTCTTATACTTATCTATTTGTTCTTGCATTGCATCTATTCTAAGAGCCATTTGTTTTATAGTCCAGTCGGCTTCCAGCAATGATTGTTCTAGAAAGCCGACCTTGTTCTTTAGTATTTGTTTATTGTTCATTAAATTCTATCTAATTTATTGTATGGTAAGTTATAACAATCTACAGAAACTTTCCAATTATTTGAAGAGTCTATATCTCCTCTAGAATAAAATGTGGCTTGTTTGAAATATTCTTTCGCATCTTTTTTACCACATATCCATGATTTAATTGGTGTATTATCGTTGAATTGTATACTAACAAATACATATATGTCTGGATTTTGATGTCTACTATAATCAGCAACACTTGCATCATAGAAACCTTTTGGGGGAACTGTTCTACGCTTAGTTTTTACTTCTATCTTCTGATTATCTTTTACTAAATCGTAACTATATTTTTCATCACCTTCATCGGTACTAATTTGTAAGGCTTTCATATAATCTGCTACAATTTCTTCACCAAGATAACCAGCAAAATTACCTTCTCCACCTAAAATAGAATTACTAATTTTTCCTAAATTTTTGGCTTTTTTCTTAGCATTTGATACCATTTCTTTTGTAAATGGTGCTTCAATAATATTATCAATCATATTCATCACATATTGATTCAGAATATGGAGTTAATTTATTATAATCTTCTTCAATACCTGTTTCAGAGCCAACTTCTGTTTGTCCATCTTGGACTGGAATCCTTTTTTGTCCAATGTCCTTAGATTCCATTTCATCTTCAATGTCTCTGATAAGATCAGAACACCTATCTAATTCTTCGATATCATTATCATTTATATAAAGATTAGCCCGATGATTACTTAATGCTGTCATAAGCATTTCTGTCTGTTCTCTAGTTAAGTTCAATATCTTCCTCCTTTTGCTAGCTTTCGTAGCACATATTCTTTTGTTTCGTCTTCTAGATTTTCTACCCATTTCATAAGATATTCAAATTCATCTTCCTCTAATGGGCCTTTTCTGGTGTTACATGATTTGCAAATTAATTGTAGATTATCAATGATGGAATCTCCACCTTTTGAAAGTGGAATAATATGATCACATACCATATTTCTTAATGTCATCTTTCTTTTACAATATTTGCAGCCGTCACCATAGTTAACATAAAACATTTCACGAAGATCATCCATTTCAATCATAAATATTACATTTGAATCTTCTGATCGTTTTTTAAGGGAGGATTTGAGACTTTGCATCTTTCTCTGTAGCTTTGTGTAAGCAATCTTCCAATAAGTACGATGATGAGGTTCTAATACCTCTTTAAATGCTTTCTTATCATATTTCATAATTATAAGGGCTCAGCGTTTTTTGCATTACTTCGCTTGTTAAAAGGCTTATGATACATCGCCGGGCGTGTAAGAGGTCTTTGTCCTCCCCCTTTCAATCAACTGAGCCCTATATAATTTATGAACAAAAGAATGCATTATACAACCATTATGTACGCTTTACTCTTTTGACTCGAGAGATATTGATACCTTCAGGCATATCATCACCAGCTTTATGAGCTGATATTGCTGCCTTTCTAGCTTTCACTTTATCTAGTTTCTCAGTAAAATGAACTTTCTTAAAATCATCTGATACTGCATGTGGATCAACTTCTACTCCACCATAGGTTTCATAGAGTTTGTATCTTGCAGTATTAGTTTCATAAACACCATCATCATTGCCAATTTCTAGAATAACAGCAGGAAGAAGCGTTTTATTAAAGTAATCCATAGTCTTTTCAAGGCCTCTACGACGAGATTTTAATCTATCAATCTCTTCTTTCAAAGCCTCTACCTCAGCATCAATGAGATGTTCTCTCTTGCTAAGCTCAACCATAAAATAATCAACATTATCGAGTTTGTTTCTTACTTGCCGATGAAGTGTCATACGATGTTCTTCAAGCTTTTTCAAACTATCCATATCAAGATCGGGTAACTGTCCAAGCCACTCGATTTCTTGATTAACATCGATAAGTTCACCAACTAGTTCTTTTGTAGTAGCCATTTATACTCCTCTTTCATCTACCATTTGGAATTTACCATTACCACCATTGAAGATATTCTTCTTTTTTAATCTGAATGATGGTTGCCATTCGAGTTCTACATCAAATAGATCACCATCACTGTTCTTAAATAAAGATACCTTTTTCTCTGGGTCATCTGACTTACCAGTGATTCCAAGTACTTTTCTAGATGCATTTTCAATTGCTCCACTTCCTTTTGCAGCATACAAATCCATAGTTTGACTTCTGGAATATTCTCTGCTTACCTGTGAAATTTGGATAATTATTATATCTTCGTTCACAGCCATATTGGAAAATGAATGACTAATATAATTTAATTTCTCATATTCTCCTCTTACATTGTAGGGAACATCAATTAAATCTATATAGTCCACGACTACACATTTAGGTTGAAATTTTCTTATCTTTTCTTGTACCTGTTGTACACTAGGACTAATAGACTGAATTGCTATATGACTTAAGTCATCTTTATGATGCTGATAAAGTTCTTTATAGTTTTTAATTACATTGTCTTTACTCCCACCTGATACAATTTGTAAATTTCTTCGATGCATTACAAATCCAGATAGTTCTAATGATAAGAACAGTGTTGGAATTTGCAGCTCACTCTCTATTATGTCGAGGTTTGCATTATATCCTAACACTATGTTTTGTGCTAACGCTGTTTTGTTAGCCCCTGTCGAACCGAATATAGTGACTAATTCACCGGGGTATATAGTCGCATCTGTCATATATACGCCTAACTGCCTAGCTAGGTCTATAGTTCTGCCCGTAAAATCGGTTTCTAGCCTTGCAGCTAAGTCCGATTGTAAATCTTCACTATTCTTTATGTCTACAAGATAGTCTTTTCTTTTATAGTAAATACAATTTGGTTTACAATATTTCATCATTAGTTCATCTTGACAACCATATTTGTATCCACCACGATAAGTATCTTCTACCTTCTTTAAAACTAAATCTTCCCTTAGTTGATTATTATTCCATTCAAGAAGTGATGCTTTTGTTGCAACACTTGGTATACCATGTCTGAAGAAATGGGATGCTATTCGCATCATAGTATTATTTCTTGATCCCTTTTCTGGGCCAAGTGAATACATCTTCTGTACGCATGGTACAATATTCTTAGGTTCTACGCTTGATTCCATTGTTCTAATCTTTGGAACAGTCATAGCGATCTTATCTTCTAATTCTCCATCACCCCAGATATTTTCAACAAAATAATGTCTACGACTCGCAGCCATTCTATGTATATCTTCAAATGATAGATTTTGTATTTCAGAATATGAAAGTGGAATTTTATATAGAGATGATTTTTGGTTTAGAGTGTCTCTGCACCTGTAGATCGAAGTTCTGTTATAGACTGCTAAATCTATTTCACTGAATAAATTGTTCATAGTTTCTTTAACAATAAATGGTAAGTCTTTATTTCCTGACGGAAAATTAAATACTTCCCCACTTATCATTATATGATATCCAGTACCACTAAAGAAAACTTGATAAGATTCTGGGGATACATTCAGCTCTTCTAATTCAAATAATACACCTTTTGTTTTATTTAGTGTATGTTGATCTGAATCTTGTCCTTTATCTATATCAATTAATACATTTTTTATGTATCTTTTACCAATAAAATCTTTAAGAGTTTTTCTTATCTTAAAATATTCTTTGGCCTCTTCATCATATAGATATAAGCTTTTATATACAGCATTATTCTCACCATGTTCAATAATAACATCTATAACTTGTTCTTCAGGAATAAGAAGCCCTCTATTACGAGGGCTCCCTATTGCTACTTCGTTAAAGAATGACACTAAAAAGAAGTTTGTGTTCCACCAGAAGCAGTGGTACTTCTAGGTGATACACTATTAACAACTTTCTCATTTGCGTCGTGCTCAACAATATACTTTTTAGCCTTCATGAAGTTAATATAACTTTCAAGATCAGTCCGACCTTTTTCGTCATTTTTAACTACCTTAGGGCATACGGTTGGGTAAGCTCTTTTTGCCTTATCATCCCATTTGCTGTAAACAAAAATATAATAAGGTGTATCATGGTTGTCTATTCCATAATTGGCTTGTGTAAAATGAGCATTTAATGTTAGTGCGACATCGTCTTCTAAGACATTATCATCACCATCAACCCATTCTCCTTTGGTATTTATACCACCGTCCCATCCGAGAGCATCTGTTAAGTAGAGTATCTTTTTTAACAAGCTACTATCACCAGAAATAGTCCCATCTGATTCATAATCAAAACTTCCCAATAAATTATATTTAGTAGGAAATTGACTATTCTCATTCCTGAAATGTACCTCTATGTACACATCCAGATTTTCATATTGATCTGATTTATTAACAAAATCAGTTAAAGCAACATCTTGGAATCCTAACCAAGGGCTTTTACCTGAATTTGTTCTTTTAGCTTCGTAAGAACCTCTATACGGCATACGCTACTCCTTTTCTTTGAATTTAAGGATTTCGTTCATTACACTATCGTAATCGAAATCAAGAACTTTTTGGGCAAGCGGTTTCAATCTGCTGCCCACAGCTCTTTCATCATAAGATTGGAAAGAAATATAGAACTTTCCATCTTCTTTACTTGCGGTAGTGTATCCAATTACATCTGCTGAAGCAGTTACTCCAATTGCCAGACCTCCCGGCAGTTGTGGCCCCAGCTGACTCTTGCCGTCTGTGACTGATGTTGGTTTTGCATGACTTACTAGAACAAGATTCTTATTTAAAGATTTGCACAGCCGTTGAAATTTCCTGATTATATCAAGATTTTTCTTTCTAGCTTGTGCCCAGTCTTGTCCCCATGAGCTTGCATCACCCATTGCTACTTGACCTCTTTCATCACATACTTCGTCTTCTATCCATCTATTTATGTGATCAAGAGTATCAATAGCAATTGTATCATAAGGAAGCTTTTTCAAGTTTTCCTTAAGCCAGTAATATACCTCTACCATGGAATATACTTCCATTGGTTCACCTACACTATCACCAGTTCTGTGATAATGATCTCTTTCGTCATTAGGAATAACTTCTGTCAAAGGGGTTCCCTTTTCAACAATTTGTTTTCCTTCAAACATTTGAGGTCTAGTAGGTGTATTTAGGCATGTTACTGTAACTGTATTTGCTTTATCAACAAAATCTGAGCCTAAGTCTGTATCTATTAAGAGACATCCGTCTGCTCCATTTTTACTCCATTGACTAGCTTGTGTTGATTTACCCGTTTTGGGTTGACCGATAAAATACCAAGTCAACCCATTGGGCAACACTTTCCAATCAGTAGATATTTTCCTAACTTTAATATCCATATACCATCCTATGTATTAATTATTAACTGTTCAGTTCGCATTTTTAATGGCATTAAGCCTATCCAAATGTACAAGTAATAAGGTCTTTTTGCAACTACATTAAAGACTTGGTCAACACCAAAACCTCCAACTATAGCTGCAGTAAAGATAGTATGCTTCATTGTACAAGGCTCTTCTGCTATCTCATTTGTAGGTAACCAACTATCAAGATACTTATCAAATTTCTTAGTAGCTGTTACAATTTCCATAGCCATAGCACCCATACGCAAATCTATAAAGAACTGCCTATTAGGTTGTTCTAACCATTTATTATAGGCAATTAATCTACCCTCCATATTGTCTAAACAAACAATCATTTTAGGGAACGTAGGACTATCTTCATCATAGAGTTCATCTTTACAGTCAATACTCTGTGTATCATCCATATATGAGTATCCTATAGCATTCGCAGCAGTAGACTTATATCTACCACTAAAGGCTTGAGGATATAATGTGGTTGATAAATTATGCTCTTCAAGAGTATCATGATCATAACCTATTATTTTCCTAAAACCCATAATGGACAACAGAGGTACCAGCTGTGAACCGATACCTCCTAATCCAACTAAACCAATTTGATCTAGTTTTTTCTGTGGGATTAAATCCTTATTTCTTAGAAACCTATTTTGATTGGTCATACAAGATAACCAGTTTGATAGGGATCATAAGGATATAATAACTTCATTGCAGTTAACGCATCAATACCAAGTTTACATAATTTATTTTCTGCATCAATATCAGTTAACTTACCTTGAAAGTGTAATTCAACAATAGTATCTATCTTTTGTTGTTGTACACTGGTAACTTTACTATCTTGAAACAGTCTTGTCTGATTATGATTAGATTGATGTTGATTAATCCAATTATTCTGACCATTGTAAACTTGAGTACCTGCATATGTTTTAATTTGAGTAGATACTGGAACTTTATTATCCTCAATCTCTTTTGCTATCAATTCCCATTCTTCTAGAATTTTGATATTATTTTGGATATCTATATCACTCTCATCTATTAGAACACAATGAGAAGCTTTATATTGATCTTTATATCCAAATCCAAAAGCTTCAGTAGCTTTACCTGAACTTGCCACTACTAAACTACCATAGAATCCTTCATTTGGTGCCATATCTTCTATAGTACTTTGATCTGTACTAGATAAGAAAGCTCCCATAGTATTATGGCTATGAATTAGTCCAATATTAGCTTTTTTAGTAGCTGGACACTCCGTGAATGTTTTCTTTAGAATTTTAGCCATATCATCTGATTCAAACTCAGTTGATGCAGCACTACCTAAATTCAAAGGATGGAAATGTATTATTTTCCACTCTTTAGGATATCCATCTTCATCAGTCTTAACCTTGTACCAAGCAGGGCCAGACCACTCTAATTTCTTGAACTTAGTCAAAAAATAGAGGTATTTGTTGTGTATTTTCTTCGGTATTATTAGTTTGCACATTTTTCTCTAACCTCCTTAGGTTCATTCTGTAATGGAATGCTAAGCATTCACGTTCAATATGTAGCAATTTTTCTTTTAACTTATGATATGCTACCACTAGTTCTTTCATATCTTTAGGAACACGTTGGTCTACAAATAGATTGATAACATTATTTATACGTTTACTATCATATGTTGCACCAATATCTCTCCAAAAGAGACCCTTATCTATTACTGGTATTCTATCTGTAACATTATCTACAGTACTTAGATAAACTTCTTCATCCATTAGTTCATAATGAAAATGTTCTTGCACAAGATCATTCATAGCATTATTAAAATCTATTTTATTTAATATTCTTTGGTATCTTGTTCTTAAACATCGTCTTACTCTTAATCTTCTGTTATGTAGTTTTCTTTCAATTGGTTCTTTTAAACTTTTAGCAGTAATAGTACCACTATAAGGTTGAGCTCTGTGAACTAATCTTTTAATATTTGATTCAGTATAGTTATCACAGAAATTTTGTAATGCTACATCATGAAAATGATAATACTTACCCCAAAGTTTAATAAACCAAGGAACTATATCATCCTCTCTTATCAAAGTTCTATAAGAACTAATATCAGATGTAGAAAACCAAGCAGCATTTATAGTTTCTGACATACATGCTAAGATTCCTTTCATCTTTGTATAATTAGTCCAACTTTGTCCAGTATCATCAAAATGAGTCAGAACTCTTTGAAAACTAAATGAGTAATTATTCTGTTCAAACTCTCCATCATTATTAATTTCAAGAATAATATGGTTCATATTATTTCTGAATCTATGATTTCCACTAATAGTCCATGATTTATGATGATCACTATTTATATTAGCACCAGCTTCAAGACATGCTTCAGCTATTTCATTAGATATAGAGAGTCCATTATTTCTTATGTTGTCTCTATTAAATATCAACTCTTCAGCTAATATCATCTCAGACTTTATTTGTACTAAGAAATTTATAGCATCTTCAATATTTTCATATTTTATTAAAGGAAGCCAACTTCTAATAAACTCTATACAGACTTCTTCTGGTATATCTCTTCGTAAGACTCTATTTTTCAGATTTTTGATTCTACCAATAGTAATCTCTTCATTGCCAAGTTCTGTCTTTATTTGACGCCTATTAATATTCCAGTATGCTGATCTACCATTCCAAGTATTTAAGAATTGGTTACAAGTCATAAGAAACATTAAGAAGTTGCCCAGTCGCCACAATTTCACATAATCAGGGCCAAATGCACCTGTACAAGGATTATGTCCCGAGATATGTGGATGCCAACATTCTACTGCTTGGCGAAAATTGAAAGAAGGCTTATCACCTTTTTCTATAACTGAATTGAAATAAGATATCATAGGATGTTGACCATAAGAATATGTCAACTTCATGTATACCTTTTCAAGGTATGTTATTCTACGACCTCTTAGTTTGGGTATTCCCATATAAAATACTAAAGCTCTATCATCATTTCCCTCTGGATCATTTTTGTACCCATCTATGGCAACAACGCCATATTTTTTATTAGGGTCTTTAATCTTGTTCCAAATCATATCATAATATTTGTCTAAATTTTCATAGATTTCAGTCTGTTCATCTATTTTAAACATTTTATTAATTAATTTAAGAATTCTTTCTTTGTATCCCACAGAAGTATGCTCAATTGGCATATCATTTATGTCTACAACAGGTGATAAGGCTTTTGGTAATGCATTGTATACTTTTGTCATTACTCTATCTCCTATTATTATTTAAGTTATTAAATTCACTTAAAGTGGCAGAAGCTGGCTTTATACTATAAATAGTACTCCACCAGCTTACTGCTGTCTCAGACGATTAGCATCCAGAGGATACTTTACTTCGCTGAAATGATACAATATCATCGTCAGCTAGGTGTTTTGAGGTTTTAACCTCATCATCATCGACATACACTTTTACCCCAGTTAATGAAATATCCATAATCCTAGCTAATTCAGCTGGAGTATTTCCTTCCATTTCTCTGGGCATACCACCGTTGTGATATGAAACTACTGTGACATTAGCCATGGTAGCACCTCCTTAATTAAGGTTTAGGTTGATCAATTAAAAGTGTCACTCTTTAACATTGTACACGTTTCTTATTTTATTTGAAACTCTGCACACCACTCGGATCATTATTACATACGTATGCAACTATGTTTTTTTTTAGGTCTACCGGGTTTCCGTTTAACAGGAATTTGCTTTGACCAGTAATATACTTGTCCTCTAAGTCTCTTCATTTGATATCTGAGTCTCCTTAGGGGTAAAATATAATACAAGGACATAAGAATTACGCCTGTTGCGAATCCACCGAGTAATATAACTACTTCAAATATAGTCATTTTTTCTCCTTTTCAAGTATTACTTTAACTAATTGTCTTATCTTAGCTAAAGCTCTTTGTTTAAAAGGCTCGTCAAAAGGTGCTTTAATATCCCATACTATCAGTTCCTGATCTCTTTTGACGGACTTATCTGGAATAAAGTAAGCAAATACATAGCCATCGCCATCTCCTTTACTTACCCTTCCTTCAAAGCTTGTTTTCTTTAGATGATTCGTTTCATAGAATGCATCTACTTTTGGGTCATCTTCATCCATCTGTATTGACATACTCATACAATAGGGCTGTTGCCCTGCCCATTTCTCATGGCTTTTTGCCACCTGATACTATTGTATCTATCTCTCAACTCGTTATATCTGGTATGTCCTGCTCCACCTTCTTTTAATTTACCATCATCGATGAGACTTTTATAAAAATTTATAATTCTCAAGAGTCTTCTTTGTGCGATTCCTTCTGGTTGATTCATCTTCTTCCTTTCTTTAATTTAATTATATCTTCGTGTTGTTTTTCTATAATCTTATTTAATCTTAGAATTTCTTTGTCTTTTCCATAAAATTCTTTAAACCATTGATTAATACGATTACGTTCTTTTCTGTTTTTATGAGAACAATAAGACTGTGTAACATATATTATCTTTTTATTATTAGAGTCTTTAATAGATATAAC